ACATGCACCGTATCACGAACATTATTCTTTTCGCTCCTCTCAAATCTTAACACATCCCACGGTGACAATAAAGCCAAACTTTTTTCTATAGTTCAGATTCTAAATATTTTTACATCCTCGCATTATATATCTGCGTTGGTGGCAAATCGGTGGCAATGCCACCGACAATTATCTCAGCAAAATGCTCTTCCAAGTAGCATTGCCAGCACAACCATCTACTTCCAGCTTCTTCTTTTTCTGGTACTCTTTGATAGCATACACAGTGTTTGTACCACAGGATCCATCAATAGACAGCTTCTTGCCATCCTTGCCCTTGCATCCATTGCTCTTCAGAAGTCTCTGCAATAACTTCACATCATTTCCTGTTGATCCACTCTGTACCATTTTTACCTCAAACATGTATCCTGTCCCTCCTGTCTCTGTACTTGCTTTATTCTCTGTTTTTGTGTCTACGGTCTGGCTGTCTGCATATTTCGGGCGGGCGTAGCCACGGATATACCCCCAGCCGATCGGGATGGTTCTTTCACCCACTACGCCACCGCTCATATTTCCTTCGATTACCGTCAGGGTTCTATTCTTGGTATTCACTGTTTCTACGATGCCGATATGATCCGCCCAGCCATCATTAGGCTGTGTACTGTCATCCCAGTTATAGCAGATAATATCTCCTGGATTCGGTGTGATCGTTCCATCTTCATTCCAGATACCTTTTTTGTCGAACAAATTGATATGTTCCTCTACTCCACACTCTGTGCCACCGATCAGATCCACAGCTCCCAATTTGATAAAAGCTGCAGATACTGTAGCATCGCAATAATCATCTACATAGCTGACTTTGTATCCTCTGGCCAAAGGATAATGACTGTTGTACAGATCAATGATAGGCTTGTGTGTTCCTTTCGCTCTGCTCAGACCGATCCAGCTTTTCATTACATCAATAATCTGCTGTGCTGTTACTTTCACGCTATTTCCTCCGTTCTGATTTAAATATTTTTCAAATGCATAGCCTCGATCTGCTCTGCCCTTTCGCACGGCATCGCCGGTATTGGCCGGAGCTTCGAAATGTACCAGGAAATAATCAGATGCAGTTTTAATGGATGTTGCTGTGGTCAGCACATTCCATACATTCTTGTATGTATTCTGCAGTTCATAGATCAGATATTCTAACTGCATCTTTAAATCTGATATAGATACACCTTTCTGTTTCGCTAAACGGTACAACCCCGCTTTTCTTCCCGGACTTGTCCACTGGGCCAGACCGTGTCCGTATTGTTTTCCATGCAATGGATGCTGAAACTCTTCCAGTGTAATTGTTCCATTGTCAATCGCTGCTGTATAGCTTTCATCTGTATAGCTATATCCTGCTTCTTTCAATCTTCTGACTAAAAGGTATTCCATTCTATTCGCATAGAAGCCATCCGATTCAGCTTCCAGATTGTCGATGACCCCGATAGCACCTTCGTGCGTCATTCCCTGCGCTCTAAAATAATAATACGCTTCGACCTCTGAAGCTCTGTTAATTACTGCCATTCTTTGTCTGTCCTTTCTATAAAATTATCAGGGGATACATCCCTGACATATCCCCCGAACTCTTTCCACAACATTGCAGGAAATGCAATGATTCCAACAATTGCAATAATGGCATATTTCATAATCGTATCCCCTTTTCTTTTACACATGCTCGTCTGCAATTACCTTTTCTCTGGTTGATTCTGCTTTCTGCTGCATTGTTAATACATCATTCTGTTCCTCTGCAATTTCATCCGCATCTGGAAGCTCATCCGTATAATTACTCAAGAAGTTTCGCACTACGCTCCACACTCTTTTCACCGGCAAACCACACAGGTACATGTTCTTTAGAATGCTGACAATCTCATAAGCAATGTATAACAGGCCGAAAAACTCAGCTGCGCCGATCGTCTCCACACCGATCCACGTTCGTACCTGTTCCGGTACAAACCCGATTAAATTGATCTTTACCAGATAATCCACAATCAGCAATCCGCAGAGGCTGACGATCATGGAAATCTTACGGATAGCCCCATCGATGCCAAAGCAGGAATTGAACTTTCTTTCCCTTGCTGCCCGGATCACGCCAAAAATCGTATCAAAAATAACTGCTGCTACAACGAGCTGGATAATCTTGTTATGCATAAATAATTCAATAAGTTTTCCTAACATATTTTGTCCTTTCTATCTTTTATTGTCATTGTGCAAAAAATACGGTTTGTCTCTGATCATAATCCATCTCACTTTATCATTTTGTGAGTATATTATAATTCAACGAAATGGTCCTTTTGTATCAATATGCAAAAAGAAAACCTCAACCGTCATTTGGTCAAGGCTTTCTCATTTTTTACTGTATCTCTTCTATTGCACCTGTCTCTTTATTTACATGATATTCTTTAAGCAGCATCCCGCTGAAAAGCAAATTTGCATCATGTTCTTCCTTATCAACATATTCATATACCGACACATCCAGCAGATCTCCCATTACAGAAATTTTTGTTGTTGTCTTGTAATTAAAGTTTACGATTGCATGAATCTCATCGTCATTGCCAAAATATTTTTTGTAATAGTCCAATGCAATGTTCTGAGCTTCCACGTTTTCTGCCATAGTAGCAACCCGCCAATTGCCGGTTACATCATTAGGTACTTTCATCACATTAAAAGAAAGACTATCTTCTGCTTCACTTTCAGTCTGTGGTATGTTGGTTTGTGCTTCTGTTGTACTATTTATCTCTGTTTCTTTATTATCATTGTCATCTTTTCCTGTGCTTCCATAAGCTACCCCAATAATAATGATAATAAACCCCCAGAACCACCATTTCTTAAAAATAGGCTTCCTGGCTTTTACTCTGCTCCTTTTTCCTCTTGATCTTCTGTCTCCCATATCTCATTCCTCCCAAACTTGTTTTTTTATATTATAGCAAAATTGGAAGAACTTTTCATTATTAATTATATAACACATTTCAAGTGACTATTTTTTACGGACATTTGATCACTTGTAATGTACTGCATTGTCGTATCCAGCGATTCATGACCAAGTAACTTGCTCACATCGACAATATTCATTCCATGATCCAGTGACACACTTGCAGTAGTATGCCGAAACACGTGCGGCGTAACGTGCGTCAGCACATCAGATGTTCTCTGCACGATATCTCTTATAATTTTTTCAATTCCTTCCTTTCGCAATCTTCCATATGGCTTTTTTCTGTACACAAATAATGCCGGGGTATTGTCTGTTCGTTCTGCCAAATATTCTTTCAACGCAAATTCTGCTTTTGCATTCAGGTAACTGGTACGATGCTTACTGCCTTTTCCGAATAACATTACTTCTTTTGTTTCAAAATTTACATCTATAATATTGAGATGTTCCAATTCACTCACACGGCATCCGGTAGAATACAGCATCTCAACAATTGCTTTCTCTCTTTTCGTTTTGCATACAGATCGGATCTGCTCTAATTCAAGCTGAGACATTGGTTTCTTATGCTTCCTCTCATACTTAATCGGTTTGATATTGACTGCTGGATTTTTGGGTATATACTCTTCTGCTGCCAGCCAAGAAAAGTATGTGCAGATCACTGTTCTTTTACCATCAAGTGTTCTATTCGATACTCCATGATTCTTCTGGTAAGTGTACAGATACCCTCTTATATCAATCGCACTTACTTCATATGGTTGTTTCTTTATTGTCATGAAAAAATCTTTCAGTACAATATCGTACAGATACAATGTCTTATCAGATAATCCTGCAATCTTTTTCGATACAATGTAGATCTGCACGCTCTCTGGCACATGATATTCATATTCTACAACATCTGTTTTTCTGTTCTCAATCTCATAGTCTGACAATATGACATCCAGTTTCATTCCTATGATTTTCAGTGTGTCACCATCTGCATACTCATTCATCATGACAAGCAATTCATTTCTCAATTGCTCTCTCATAAAAAGCCCTCCTTTTTATGATTCACAAAAGGACGGCATTATGCTATAATATTTCCGTACCATTTTGTGGTGCCGGAGTCGAACTTTTAGATTGGTAGTCGGGGTTCGGCTCCTTTATTTCTTGCATTGTTATTATTCGTTTTTGAGATCATCCTCTATTAAATCAATGATATACTGATTCAAACTTTTTCCCTGTTTTTTTGCTCTCTCCTTATATTCTTCTGCTTTTTTCTTTGTAACAACTACTCTGATAGTGTGCTTATCTTCCATGTATTTTGCAGTTGCTCTGGCCTGTATTTCTTTTTTGTATGCCATACAATACTACCTCTTGACTACATTATTTTTCCTGCTATATATTATAAATAGGACTTGGGCGGTTAGCAGGAATGTTTTAGAGAACCGCCCTCGTCTGATCCCTTATTTAATTATCTTCAATACCTTTTTGAGTATCATCTATGAGTTTGTCCAGCATCTTATCAGCTTCCTCATATTCTTTATTTTTCAATGCAATTTTTAAATCTTTCAAATCCTGTAACAATCTTCTTAAATAACTTTTAAATACGCTCATGTTATTTTCCTCATCCATTTTGTATCTCCTTTCCTGCTAACTCCTTGTTACAAATATAATATAGCACATTTTTTACATATTAGCCAATATGCATTTTGTATAAATATTGGCTAATATTTTTGTATATTCTGCCACAATATACAAACTGAAAGAAAAAGGTACGATACCACCTCTGATTTCTAAAAAGAAATCATCCAAGATGTTCTCGCACCTTATATTGGATTAACTATATAAGTATGTTTTACATTCTGAAAAACTTAAAATTCTATATGCAGTGCTTATAAAATTCATTTTCTCAAGCAAATTTAATTGCTGATATTTTTCCAGTACTTCTTCTCTTGATAGCTTAATATCACCTGCACTAATAACTTTCTGTATTCCAGCTCCAACTTGAACTGTAATATCATATATAAACCAACCGTCTTCATCATAACACAAGATTAAGTCATGGTCTTCGTCAGTCCCTTCATTTCTCACCACTCTACTTCTACTCTGAATGGTAGCAAATGCAATAAGTGCCCTATCAGCTAATCCGTAATGCTCTATTTTATATTTAGAATAATCATGTTCAAGTTCTTTTGTAACAGCATAAATAATTTTTTCGATTTCCTCATTATTCATAGATATCGTCTCCTTCTAACTTGGTGAAAAAATTATATCATAACCTTTTCTTTTCTTCAATCATCATATAAAGCAGCGCCATCAGAGTGTAATATTCCCTTTCTTTTTGTCATGTTTTGGTAGTAAGAAATAGCCCTCTTTAGTTAAGCAAAGTAATTGTCGGACATATTCGAAATATTAATGATCGGCTGTGTCCATATTTTTTCACCATCTTCAAATGTAACAATTGCTCGCACGTACTTTTCGGTTCCTGTTAATTTATATTTTGCCATTTCCCCTATTATAGTATCTAACAGTTCACCATTTTCTTTCTTAAAAGAAACAACAGCATTTGCATCTCCTGTTTCAACTATAACTTCACCATTTTCAAACGATATTTTATTTAATTTTTTGTCAGAATTTGTTGTTGCATAAAAATTCCCGCAGCAAAGATTTTTCATAATTTCTATTCTTGACAATGTATCACTAAAAACCTTTACACAGCCATTCTTAAAATCATTGGCAACATGCTGATCAGAAATAGCTATTCCCCATGTAATTACTCCGTTATCTAAAAGAGTTTCCCATGCAAAATCTGTTTCTTTATCATCGGGATGCATCTCTTCTCCTTTTGAGTGTATTAATCCGTCATATACTTCGCAAAATCGTAATCCATTATCAACTTCTTTCATCATATTAGATGTATAGTATGTTGAAATATACATAGGGTGAGCCATTGAAATTATTCCACCAACAGATTTGCATATATCTACCATATCTTGAATACTTTTATATTCTGATATTGTAATGTTATCCTGTATGTTATATAAGCACATATGCTTTATTGGGTGTTTTGCATCGCTTGGAATAGATACTTCAAAGCTATCACATAACCATACAAAATTTTCAGGTAAAGTTATAGGGTGTGTTGGTTTTCCATTATAATAGTTAATGTGACTATAATCAGTAATAGTCATAAAATCATATCCATTATCCTTATAATACTGGCATAACTGCTCTGGCGTCATATATTGAGTTTCCCCGCTACCAGTACCAACTGTATGACAATGCAGTTGTCCTGTCAAAGTAAGATTTCCACTATTTTTATAAGGATTATAACAGCGATATATGCACCCATCCGTTTCATATGTGTCATTAGGTTTTAAATTTTCGTTTATATTACTGTTTTTAATTTTTTCTATATCCTTACTGTTTTCTGCAATGTTATCATTAATATCGACTATATTTGCATTTACTATTGATAAATTTTTTTCAAGTTTTTCAAACCTTTTAAGACCAGCTTTGTATTTCAACGAATAAAGTCCTTTATTGTATCTATCAATAGATCCAGACACTCTGAAACTTACTTCTTCGGATAAAAAAGTATGTGTTGCTGTTTTAATATCAGAATATCCTGTTGAATTTGCAACAGTAATCACGTTTCCGTTATTATCATATGTCACAAAAACAGCTCCTTCCGATGACAAAGTATACTCAATCATATCACCAGGAATACAAGGAATCTTATTTGATGTAGCAATCGCGGATATTGTTTGAACATATGTACCAGTTTCTTTATTCAATTTATAATTTGGGTTTTCCAAGATAATATCTTCTGTTAAAAAAAGTTCAGATAAAAGAATATAATTTTTCTCTATCCTTTTTGAATTTTCTAAAAAACGATTAGAGTCGCACACTTCATACACTTTCAGGTTCCACTGAACATTTCCACTTAATCGTAATGTATTAATGTTGCTTATTGAGGGACTGTACCCATAAAACATATAACCTATAGATGATAAAATCTCAACAGACGATGCTATTGTATCTATCATCTTATCAGATGAAGTTGCAGTTCCTGCTTGCACCGTATATATACCGTCAACAGATGGCATGATAAAAAACGCATACTTTTTATTTATATCCAAAGTTCTTATTGATATATAATAATTATCAATTATATTTCCATCTTCAATATATAAAAGCATACTACGTTGCATTAGTTCTAAGTCTTCCTTTAGCTGACTAATGTCTGTATGGATCTTCTCTGTATGTACATCAAACTCCTGTGTTTTCTGATCCGCATTTTCATCAAAAGCAGTTTGCTTCTCAGTTGCATTTTTATCAAATCCATCCTGTTTTTCACTTACATGGGTGTCAAATGCTGTGGTTTTCTCTGCTGCATTCTGTTCAAAGGCTGTCTGATTTTTGATTGCATTCTGGTCGAACTCTGTCTGTTTTTTCTCAGCATTCTGGTCATAATCGAACTGTGCCTTTTCCCCTGTATTCTTGATTTGCTGCTTCCATCTGGTTCCTTCCTCATTAAGGGATCTTACTGCACTTGTAAGAGTATTTGCCAGCACTGTCAATGCTTCGGATTCAGCAGAATCGATATCAGTAAGTGCACCACTTTTCTTGTTTTCGATCTCGTTGACTGCTGATGTACCGGCTTTATTTACTGCATCAACGCCCTGTTTGCGTGTATTTTCTATGTCGATAAAGGCATTTGTAACAAGATCCTGAATAGTAGACATCGATGTCTCAATATCGCTTTTGCCGGTTTCAATCTCTTTTCTGGCCTGTTCGATTGTCTCGGTAAACTGTTTATATTCGTCTGAATGATCATATCTCAGCGATTCCAACCATTCTTCTATAGATCCCTCATATCCCTTGATTACTGCGATCTCATAAGCTGACAGGCCAACTACACGGCCAAGATTATATGCTTTCATTGCTCCACCTCTTTCTCTCCAAAAATCAGACATCCATTCTTGTCAATATACAAATCCGGTACCTGATCGACATCGTTATAATAGATCATCAGGTCATTCCCTACGATATCCAGGGTATACATTCCAGTTGTAGGGATGACCAGCCCGTCCTTACCATCGAAGTAATCTTTTCCTTTTACCGGTGTGTATCCGGTGATATCTGCTACGTCAATCAGATTTCGCCATTTTTCTTCGCCAATATAGCGCCACTGGATTTCCTCGCCGTCATTTTGTACCTCGATCTCACGCACGCCTTTCAGTGTTTCGATCTTTTCCAGTAGCTGCCGGTATACATCTGGATCTGCTTCCTTGTCCGGATACTCCTTATCCTTAATAGATCCGTTAACCTGTATGTATACCGGTGTGGTTGCTTTATCTGCTGTATATACACCAACTGACAGATAACCATCTTTCAGCACTTCCGGTGGAATCTGGCAGGAATTGTCTGTGTCAAGGACCCGATCTTCTTTATTACCATTCAAAATGAATCTTGCATTTTTTACCCTGTCAGAATCCATATCGGCATCAAATTCAAATAATGCAATATAATCTGTATTGTCCCCGATCAGATCAATGCTCTTTTTATCTGCCGTTATCTTTCTATTTTGAACTTTGAAAATAATTGTAGTATTCACTCTCGATCTCCTAATTTACTCTCTTCCATCGGTATAATGTGATGTATGGTGGAAGAATTGTTATATCAGATCCCGTTCCGCTGTCAGATGTATTCGCATCTGAATTGTTTTTCGTCGTAGTTGCTGTGCTTTTTGTGTTGTGCTCTGGAATCAACATATCATGGGTATGCATGCCAGATGATTTTATGAAATTGTCGCTAGATTCTGTATGGCCACCTGGAATATATCGTGTTTTATTGCTTCCACCGCCATCTTTGTCATACCATGCTTTGTGAGTATGGGATCCACCTTGATTGGTAGTTACGTAGATCTTTTCAACGCCATGATAATGTTTATTCACTTCATGTGAGTGTCCGTATGTTATATGATGATGTTTCGGCATCTGCGACGTACTCAGGTTAATTTTTTTTGCTCCACCAGTTTTGTCTTTTGCGAAATCTATATCACTTGCATTCACGCATACTCCAAATTTTCCAACTCCATACAACTTCCAAGAGGTCCCTGGATATCTTTCTGATGGATTATTGCCAGTTGTGTTTTCTTCAATCCATCCAACCGGCGGGATCAGAATTGCCATAATATTCTGATATATTTCCATCAAGCTTTTTCCTGGTTTAAACAGCTGCGTTACTATCGGCATATTGATACCGGTATAATTGATCCGGTACAGCGGGAACTGTACCACTGTATCACCATTTAATACATTTCCAGCCTCATAACTTGGTGCTTTTGCTGTACCAGAAGTCGCCTTGCCTGTAAGTACATCCAGCGTTGCCTTTTCATCTGATTCGGTGTTTTTTTTGTATGTAATAACAACCAGGTCAATTCGATTCAGTCCATTACTGCCGGATGCCAGCTGCAGATCCGCAACATATCCATGATTAATTCTGCAATGTCGTCCATTAATAAGTGCATCCCCTTCCGCTATTCTGATCAGATTGCTGTTCACAAGGCTGTGCGTAAATCCATGCATCACATATTGCCCCGTTCCATACATGGATGCATACAAGGATCCATCATCAGCTGATGTAATATGTTCTTTCCCCTGTGCACCAGTCACAAGATTCATAGTATAAGTGCTTGCCATCCTAATCTCCTAATTTATAAGTTTTCGAAATGGTTCTGTTACTGATCGTGTAAATAATGTTCGATATCTCTCTGCGGTCAGATATCCCTGTCAGATAATCCCTGCCACCTACAATATCCCCCAGCTTCACATCTAGATTTAGCTTTTCGACATCCATTTCAAAATTGCTTGTGTTTGCAAGTTCCATAATCTTTTCTTCTGCCTTTGTGTTAAGTTCTGCCACCTCCGCCGAAGAAAAATCATATATTTCCGTGCATTCTTCGTATCCTGTGTATACCTGAGATGCACTGATTTTTTTGTTTCTGTCCAGATATTTATGTATCACCGTTCGGTCTTTTAGTTCCCCTTTGCCGAGCGCAATCAAATGGTTCACTCCCATACGGTTGTCATCTAGCTTGAAATTGATCCTGTTATCATTACTAAGCTCGATTCTATCTGAATAGTCAACGATCGGTTCACTCGATACATCCACATATACTGGTTGATTCGTTTTTTTGACAAATGTGCAGACCATTTTTCTGTTCAACGATTTTAACATCGAAATCAATCCATCATAGGTTGTGCAGTATCTCTGGAAGGTAAAACTGTTGATATTTACACGGATGTTCTCACCAACCGATAAATACCCGCTGTAATTTCCATTGATGAACGTTCTCATGATTTCGTGAGCATCACCAGACACGGTCCTATAGTCCTGTCCGGCAGCCGGCTGAATAATACGCTTGGCCAGCTTTCCTCTCGGTGTTCTTCCGGCCAGTTCCACATAATCCAGTGTGGTATCTGTCACCACATTTTCAATAATGCCACCAAACTCCGTGTCTGGGATATAAATCCATGATCCGAATGTCATATCTTGTGTATAGTAAGATCGTGCAACCTGCACTTTAAATTTCATTTCCTTGTTAATGTCAAAATCTGCATTCGCAAATGATGAAATATCTGTGATATCCTCACGATTGCTATTTGCAAGGATCAGTTCCATTTTGGTTCCCTCCTCGCCTTATACACAATCACATCAAATAAGAAGGAACCCGACCATCGTATTGTATTGATGCCACCCTTGATTTTTTGAAACACAGACTGTTCTGTGTTCCGTTTGTCAAACAATGAGATGTTTGATCCAGAAGCAACATGCTTCATGATCGTATGCGACTGGCTGTCGATGATCAAATATTCTTCCGAATCAACCGTTGTGTCCACTGCATATGTATGCCCGCTGATATCTATTTCCGGATTTACACATGGCCCGTAAATAATCATTGAGAAATCACTGTCTGATATATTATCAATGATCCATGAGGCTGTGGCATCTTTCCCGGCTGTGTAATCATACGGATAATCATACGGGTAATCCAGACCATCCATTCCATCTGATTCCGACAGTAATACAAAGGTTTTCTTTTCTTCCGTGATCCAGGCAAGATCTGGAGCCACAAAGGTCAGCGTAATGTATGCATATATCTGCCCTTTCCACTGGTTTGTTTCTTTTTTCTTAACTCTGCAATAAATGTATGATCCATTTACCCACAGTTTTCCATAGGCATCATTCTCTGGATCCACCGCAAATATGTCATACAAACGGTTCATATTCTCCGCATAATTTGTGGTATCGTCCATCATATCAAGTTCTATCTTTTTTTCGTAACCGTCCGAATTGGATTCCCATACAGAATCATAGATATCAGCCTCTATGGCTCTGTATGGTGGCTTCATCAGGTCAAGTTTTTCGCCATTTGAATTTTCATAGTAAAAAATCATAATACCGGCACTGCTCCTTTCGGCAGGTCTCTGTCAATTCGATCTGTACCAAGATAGATCGGTCTCTTTGCAATCCTCTTTGCGTTCTCATTTGCCTGTTCCTGTAATGCAATCAGGCGCTTAATTCCGCTATTGTAGGCACTATCTGATTCATATTTCACAATACCGCTCACGGATCCGCTCTGTGCGTGTACACTCGTTGTGAAAGATGCATCTGTTCCCAGATTAGTAATAGCTTTCTTCAATCCTGCAGACATCTGTGCTGTAGTCTTTGGGATATTGCTGATAAATCCGGTTGCTAGTCCCTGATCACACATCTCACCCATCCATGCAAAAACTCTGGATGGTGAATGAATGCCAAGCAGGTTCTTCGCTGCCTGTATTGCAGATGATGCAACACCTCTTGCTGCTTCTACGACAACGCCAACTGCGCTTCTGACACCTCCAGCAATTCCATTTACAATATTGATCCCAACACTGCCCCAGTCCTGTGCCTTAAATGCATTAATAATTCCAGAGATAATCTGTGGCACAGCAGCTACAGCTCTTGGAATAGCCTGAATCAAGCCTGCTGCCAGCTTGCCAATGATCTCAATACCCTTACTCAGAAATTCCGGTAAATGAGATACAATTGTGCTAATTACTTGTGCAATTACCCTTGCTATAGCAGAAATGATTGCCGGAAGATTTTGCAATACTCCGTTTGCCAGATAGGCAATAAACTGAACACCTTTTTCCATCATCTTCGGAAGATTATCCATCAGCTTGCCTAGTACCGTGGTTATAATCAGACCAATGGAGTTTATAACCTGTGGCAGATTCTGAAGCATTCCAATGGCAAATCTACCCGCCAGATCGAACCCCTTTTGCAGGATGGTTGGCATTGCATCGATGATTGTCGACAATATGTTAGACAACATTGTAGATATCGAAGCAATGACAGCAGGAAAATTGGACACAAATCCATCTATCAGACTGCTAATCAGTTCATAACCTGACTGCAGTACATTCGGTGCATTTGCAATGATTGTATCAATAAATCCGTTTGCGATACCGCCAGCTGCAGCAATGGCGCCAGGAATACCATTTTCCTGCATACCTGTAACAATCTGAGATATACACTCTGTAGCTACATCCACCGCTTCTTTTAATGGCTCTGAAAATGCTTCATATAATTCAATCTGCAATCCTTCCAATGCACTGCTGAGCATAGTCAGAGATCCCTGCAGATTATCGTTCATAGTCTCTGCCATATCTGCAGCTGCACCCTCGCTGTTATCAATTGCATCAGCCAGATTGTCCCACTCTTCACCGCATCCGGCTAGTAATGCCTGTGCTGACTTTAGATCGACTTTATTGAAGATATTATTGAGGACATTGGTCTTGTCGCCCTCACTCATGCCTTCCATAGAAGCATCAAGATCCTTGAACACTTCATTCAACGGCCGCATCTTACCCTCAGAATCATACGCAGATACGCCAAGGCTGTTTAACGCTTCTGCCGCCTTATCTGTAGGTGCTCCCAATGCAAGAATGACATTTCGGAGTGCCGTACCACCTTCTGCTCCCTTAATGCCTCGGTTTGCCAGCACACCAAGTGCTGTGTTCATCTCCGTGACACCACCGCTCAGGCTCTTTGCTGTACCGCCTACCGTAAGAATAGCATTTCCCAGCTGTTCTACACCCGTGTTGGATTTCTGCGCTGTCTTCGCCATCTTATCTACAAAAGATTCCGCTGTTCCAGCTTTTTCCCCAAGCGCAGACATGGCATCAGTAACCATATCAGAGGCGGTACCCAGCTCCATCCCACCGGCAGCTGCCAGATTCAGTACCGTCGGCAATGTTTCTATAGACTTATCCACTGAGTATCCAGCAAGTGCCAGATAATTCAAAGCATCAGCTGCCTGGCTTGCAGAAAACTGGGTCGTTGCTCCCATATTTTTTGCAGCGCTATTCAGTTTTTCAAAATCTTCCGATCCTGCAGCTATCTGGTCGGAAGTAATCCCCATGGTAGCTGCTACCTGAGACATAGATGTCTCAAAATTCATTCCTGTTTCTACAACAGATTTCCCAAGATTTTTGACTGCATTCAGACCGGATTCTATAATCTTTTCGACACCAATGCCTTTAACAATGTTTCCAATACTGGAAGCACCTTCCGAAAACCCGGATTCGTCTATTTTAGTATCAAAATTTAAAGTGCCATCAGCCATACTTCACTTCCTTTCAGTAAGAAGCACGGCTCAATGGCTCACAAATGCTTTACAATTTTATTTCAATTTCCCTCCTGCATCTTCTGCACTTAATGTACATACCGTGGCAACTTGCTGTGTTGTCGTACACGATCAGCTTCTGACCACAGTGAGGGCATACATACCACTTTCTTTCGGTTGGTATTTTATTAAAAAAATTCATCACCAGAACATATCTCCTATCTCGTAATCATCTATGTTCTTTTTCTTCTTATCTTTGATCCTGATCTTTTCCTGGATAGATCTTACTCTGGCTCTTTCATCCTTATCTTTGATCTGGTTTGCATCCATAGTCCTATAATGCATTTTTCGCTTTATCTCTGTTTCGCCTGGCAGAGAATCAAACAAAGTACGGAATTTATACCAGTGCATATACTCTACTTCCTGTATATCGATTCCGTAGGCAGACAGAAATGCCGAATAGATGTCTGACGCATCCTGTTCGAACGAAAATGCCTGTTCTTTCGGATGTACACTGTCGTCTGTGTCCTCTTCATACAGTTCATAAGCACCCAGAAACTGTCCAAGCGCTGTGATTGCTGCTTCCAGATCTTCCGGTGGATCATCCAGATACCATTCCAGCATCAGTTCCAACTTTACGGTTTCTGGCAGGTCTGATTTCACCAGCTCCAGGAATCTGATCCATTCCCGGAAATCAGTGATCACTTTATATTCCTGACCATGCACTACTACATGATCAGGGAATGAATCATATAACGGATTTATCATTTTTTCACTCGGAACTGATCATTCCGTCTCTGCTGTCTGTTTTTGTTCGGCTTGAACTGTGTCATCATATTCGTAACTTCGGTTCCCTGTTGCTTTTCCAATGCCACAAACTTATTCAATGCATCTATTCTCTGCACACCGCTCTTTTTCCCCTGGAACATCTTGTCTACCGCTTCTTTTCCAAGAACGCCATTAAAAAATGAATCATAGGCGTTTATCATGGCAAGCAGTCTTTCGCTTGTCTTGCCGGTCGGTGGTACTTTCATACAGTCTTTCTGCAGTTTATCGTTTGCCGCTTCCAATTTTGTAAAAAAATCTACATCTGTAAAATCCAGATCTACAGACAGCTTTCCGTATTCAAAAAGGCTCATAGGCTCATTCTCCATTCATTATTCTTTTGGTGTGAACGTACAGGTTTCCCAGTTATCTTCGCTGACAGCAGTACCAGTTACCATCTCGGACACTGCTTTCAGATTTCCCGAGTAAATCAGTGCATCTGTACCATCACCAACATTACTCGGGATTACTGAATAGGTTCTCATACGTGCTTCACACGCATTCGTTTCTGCTTTTTTGAAAAGATCCACTGTGACAATGTCTACATGTGCATCTGTCCCCATCTTCTCATTGTCGATAATATCAGCAAGTTTATCATGTACAGGCGTATCCGTGTGTCGGTCATAAGCGAATGCGACCGATGCAGAATAGCCTACTACATCTGTATCTTCCCCGCTCCGGTCAACATACTGCCGTGTGTATTCTTTTGGTGATTTGCTTTCGTTTAAACTCGTGAACTTAGTCATACGTGTGTATGTCTGATCCACTTTCAGAAAGCTCAGTCTTTTATGTCTTCCGATTAAATCTGGCATTTTTATTTACTCCTTTTCATAAAGCAATCTGCATTGTATCTGATATACTCCAAGTCCTACGTCCGCATACAGAAGTGATCCACTGTTGGTTACTTCAATGCGCTGGGCTTTATACCCGTCCAATTCCGGGAGTATACCGTTTTCATTGTTATCATCTAACCATTCTTCGAACATCTGGCAGAAACCAGAGTTCGCAATGTTCTGCAGCACATCTTCCCCGAACATTTCTTTGGAAGTCAGAGAAAAATACTGCTGTTTCACACCACCACCGTCCACATATTTCTTGTAGTACGGTTCTGCCGGCATAGCATCTATGCTGTAGCTTACCTTTTCCGGCAGAAAGTCCAAATTCAGTACCCAGTCATGCAAAAAAGGGCATTTCAAAATGTAATTGCGAATATCCTCAATGATTACCGACAATTTTTCCCACTCCCCTCGCTATGGTATCCAGCTTCTGAGCTTTCACCTTTTCAAACCACTTGCTCCGTGATTTGTGTTCGTAGTACTGCCTTCTCGCATAAACTGAATTATACAAAATATGACCTGATCCAATCACAGTTCCCTGTGTGGCGCTTCGAACCATAGCACCGGTTCTAAACGGAGATAATGGATCCATATAACGTAATATCTCAGAATCTACAAACTTCTGTGCCTGAGTGAATGCAGCTGTTTTCTGGCTGCCAAAGGACGGATTCCACACAAGCCTTGTGGTGCATCCACCTGCCTGTATCGTTCTGTCTGACGGTTGCCTGACTGCCATTATTCACACCTCACTTTCAAATGCGGTTCCAGGATACCTCTGCGGTTATCCGAAACGGCGCATACCCGAAACGCCTTATAATGGTTCTTGTCCAGTGTGCTGATTCCACCTATGTTATCAACCGGACACACACCTCCTACAATCAGATCGCCCGTTGCAAGGGTCCAGAAGTTCTCTTTATGTGCGGCACAGTGGTAGTCATATTCCGGCATATACAGACTGTATTTATCACATGCAGACGGGATGCGAAACACGGATTCATTCGCCGGTCTTCCCTCCCCATTTACAAGAGATGCCTTTGTATTAACAAATGCTGATATGCCATGCAGCACTGTCCGGTTCCATTTGGTCATTCTGGTCTCAGGATCATCATATTGGTTGTATATTGTGATGCTAGAATCCGCAGTTATCATTTCGTGATACCCTCCTGCTGAGCAGCCCTGTTCCTGCCAGATAGCTACTCATGACCTGATATGCTTTTTTCGCTTTCAGTGCTTCCGTATCCGTTTCAGCATTAGAAAAAGATACGGTATGGCCATCGTTATTCTCGCTGGCAATCATCCTTCCACCTATACAAGCCTTATCCACATCACAATATGCTTCTGCTACCGCACAGGTTACAAGCTTCAGTTCTTCGCCCTCATATGTTTCTGATCTTCCAAGAGTGGCACGCTTAATATAAGCGCTCGCATCTCTGGAATATCTCTTAAACTCCGCTGCGGACATCTTCGCCCCGAACTCTTCCACGTAATACTCATACTCTGCATAAATCTTCATATCACGCCTCCTGCTGTTTCAAAAATTCTTCTATGATATCCGCTTTCTTTGTGGCAGTTAAGGTATAGCCAAGTTCAACGGCTAACGCTTTGATTTGAGCAATGGTAAGCTGGTTCAATTCGTCAGCCGTGTATTTGTGAACATCTGCCAGAGTACTATACCCTGTTATTCCCCCGCTTTCAGCACCGCAAATGGGAATCTGGTTGATTCTGTTGGTGAAAATGCGTTGATTGGATTCGGGATCTCCCATCCCAGACGCATTACCACTCTCAGTGCCACCATATCCTGCTGTGCAAGTGCGAATACTACTTCTTTGGTGGATGGATCGACGATTGTTGCCTGATCCAGAATCTTGTATGTAACATCCTGTCTGATTGCATATACCAGCTGCTTGAAGTCACCGGAGATCATCAACGCTTTTGATGTGTCAAATGCTCCATTCATAGGGAAGTACATCTGGTTTCCATCCAGTGCATACTGAGTAGATCCCTGCATATCTGTCTTAAAAATCGGATGGTTATTTTTATCTACCAGTCCACGAAGTTTGGCTCTCATGTTTACTGCTGCCATATGACCTGTCGGAAGATAACCAGAACCTTCCACTTTGGCGATCACGCCATCTACTCCCATAATATCCTGATACAGGTCTGCGGATATTGTCTTGACATTTCCAGCAGTTATTGCTGCAGGGACAAGCCCCGCTCTCCATGATGCTGGTTTTTCTGTCCCGAATAATACGGCTGCATCAATCTTTGCTCCCATTGCTTCAATGATTCGTGGTTTAATTTCTCCCCAGATATCATAATCAGCATCATCCAGCACTGCTTCTGGGATAGGTACGATTACTGCAAGCTCCTCTGCATTAATGTACTTATTAGCCCATTTTGCTTTTGTTGTCTGTTTAAAACCGCTGTCACCATCTACCCAGTATGCCAGTGGCAGTGCATCCAGTACTTTCATTCTGGTTTTATTGCTCGTCATATTTGGCAACTTTCTTCCCATCTGAAGAACAGCAGACTGTGTAACCACACCTTCAATAATGTCATTGATTACCTGTGTACTGATCAGCGCTTCTGCATCTGATCTGGTGATCTGTGTATTAACTGTTGCGAATTTCTGTAAATCCATCACAAAATTTCTGTTTCTATTCATATTTTCTCCTATCTTCCAAAAGCTTTCCGAAGCGCTGCATTGAAAGTTGCATTCACATCATCAGAAGATCCAGCACCACTTCCACCAGAAGAACCGGAAGACATACGCATCTGGCTCTGTGTTCTTGTATACTGTGGTTTGTCTTTCAAATACTCTTCTGCACACGCCTTAAAATCTTTTTTATCAGTTACATTTTTCGATATCTCGTGCAGTAAGAAATCTTCATATTCCTTCTGCACACCAAGACCAGAAAGTACTGCCTTGTTTTTGATGCCGGTCAGTTCCGCAAGTGCATCGTCTCTCTGTTTTTCAATAGCTGACACATTCGGTTTCTGTGCTTCCTGTTTCTCCTTGAAGTCACGAAATGCTTCCTGTGCCTGTTCTGCAGTCATCCCGTTCTGCTGAAAATAATTGGTCAATGCGGATCTTTCGGCACGTCCTGCTCTTTCAGAAGCGATCTGTTCAGCCTGTTCGTAGCTGTATGTAATTCCACCAGATCCTCCTGTGCCACCATTTCCACCGTCACCGCCATCTGTAAATTTCTGTAAATCCAAATAAAAACCGTAACTCATACGTATCTCCTGTCCGCTTTACGCCCGTCGGCACTCTCCGAGCTTTTAAAGGCTTCACGTTTTGGCCGTATAAACAGCTACGCAATTTGCAGCTGCCATATCACATATTCCCTATACTGTTCTGTTAATGCTTTGATTCCATTCACAAACGTTTCTACAATAAGGTTGGATGCTTTTCCCGGATTCAATACATGGCACTCAATCAGACCATCATCCTCTCTGGTATCCACATAATAATGTTTCTTCAGTGTCTCCAATGAGGAAAATGTCAGAATGGACACAGCTGCGCATACAATATCTGCTCCCTTTTGCGCATACCCGGCATGACCTTTTACTATGATGCCGGATATATAACCAGATGTATTTTCTTTTATCGTTACTTCGATCATGCCTGTCGCCCTCTCATATCCATATACACACGCTCTGTCTGTGTCTCAAATCCAAACTTTCCACAGAAATGCCGGTACTGATACAACTGACCTTTATATTTTGCCTGTGCGCTTGTGATCTCGTCTTTATCAGCCTCTCCCCATTTCAGTCCCTGTATGGTATCTCTCTGCGCTCTCATGTTTCTTTCCATCTCACGCTGTTTCTGGGTTAGTTCATAAGTGGTATACTGCTTTCCCTGCCATTCCTTTGGCATATTCTCTGATCTTGCCAGCTTATCCAGATCCGCATCACTCCAATTGCGCTCTGAGATCCCAGGAATGAACGGATAATAGGTGTGGTAGCAGTTCCATCCATTCAAGCCACCACCCTCACCAAGCCCACACACGCTTCTCAGCTGTTCCGAACTGTAGACACGCCCTTGCCATGATTGATGGTTCAGATATCCGCTACCAGTGTTCCTGGCTCCGGCATGAGCTTCCACCTCAAAGCAATCTGTACCAAGCTTCTGTGCATTGTATCTGGATATATGCCCGGTAAGCTGTGATACACCGGTCATGACAGACCGTCTGGCAGCTACTTCGATTCTGTCTGAATGTCCAGATGCATACGTTACTCCTGTCGTGCGAAGTCCGCTGTTAGCCATCTGCTTCACTGCCCGGCGCAATGCTGAATTATAATCAGATGCGCCCGTGATGATCTCCATACAGGCTTGATCTATGTATTTCTGATAGTATTCAGCAAGTGGCGTGAATACGATCTTCCCACCCATATTGACCGCATAGCCCAGTGAATTGGGAATATTCTTGAACTCGTCCAAGGTCTGCTCTCTTAGTGTCTCTGTGATCTGTTTCAGTTCCTCATTGTCCTCATACGGAATAAATTTTGCACTGACCTGCTCATAGATCTCTGCTTTTCGTACATATTCCCATTCAATCACCTTGTCGTAGATCTCATAAACTTCTGCATAAGTCAGCTTCAATCTCTTCTTGATCTCACGCTCGATCTCTTCTGTCGTGGCTCCCATGCCAACCAGACGGTTGATCTGCCAGTCGGCAGTAGATGTGATCTCTCCCGCCTTTTTGATTCGTCTGCACACATCCTGCATCACGAACTCTCCGACCTCCTGATACATCTTTTCCAGTCTGAGTGGCAGTCCCTCTTTTTCTCCTGGCGTCATTCAATCACATCCCCATTTTCAACCACTTTCTTCTTGGCCTGCTCTTCTGTCTCGCCGTACCACTTCATACGGTATTCCACAAGGCTCATGGCTCCCATAGCAACATCTGCACGGTCGCTGGTTCTTTCTGATTCCTTATCTTCAATAATGGAATCGTCAAAATCTATCGCTATTTCAGCATCCGATTGCAACCCTTTGACGCCAATGGCCGTTCCAAGTCTTGCAATCGTTCTGACCAGTTCTTTGATCGCTTCATCAAGCACAAGTTCATGTTTACATACCGTCCGGTACATATCGCTGTCCTCTGATATCACCTGCGTTGCTGTCTGAATGGTTCCCCGATCAAATTTATATCGGTTCTGTCCAAATCCGCACTTGAATGACAAGAGGTTCAGATCATCCTGTATTGCCTTGGAGTGTTCATCCACACGAAGCTCCATGTTTACTTCATGGATTGCATCATTTTTTTCCAATGTATCTTCTGGTAAAATGTAAAACACAACATCATTCTCATCGAACACCGCATCACCGTTTTTGTTTTCCGCTATTTCCGGTGCAACAAATAATCTTTTCTTACCAAGCGAAAATTCATTGGCGTAGGAATCATATTTCAGATCAATGCTCTGCAGTACACTCAGGCTGTTATAAAAGATGCTCATCCCCATCGGGTTTTCATTGTCATCGCCGAAATTGTTGGCAATGTTCAGCTTATCAATAATGAATAGCGGATATTCGCTTCCAGTCGCAATCTTTGGTGCCATGTTCTGGAACGGTGGATAATCCGACCATTTCTCTGGTAGTATCTCAGTACCGCTCCCACTTGTATCACGGACTACATGGTTCTCAACCACATAAAGACCATTTTCCTTTTTGTGTATCTGCAGGTGATAATATACTTTGCCTTTGTATGTTTTTCGGAAACGGAATACGCATTCGCGGATGATCCCGTTATCCCATGATACTGGGAATATATTGGATGCCCTCACGTAGTCGATCCGAATATCCCCGCCCTCAATATGCTCATCATCATAAACGGCTGCTCCATCCACCTGTACCACATACGCCACGGTTCCGAGCGCTGCTTTCAGTTCCTGGTACTCATTTGATTTATGCTGCCATCTGTTTCTTTCCAACACTGCATTCACAAAAATGCTTGTAGGTTCATCATTTATGGTTATTTTCACCCGCTCATTCATCAGTAGATCGGCCATATCAGACGAAACCTGTGCAGCCATACCTAAAGATAATCTTCTGCATACGATTTTGTTCTGTCCGTTGTAAATGTTGTATCTGTGGAAGTGGGATACATTGGATCTGTACCAGGAATCCCAACTGTCAATCAGGGAATAGAACGATGAATCAATCGTATCAATCCCCAGCTTTTTACTAAGGAACGTATATATGTTCATTACTCTTCATCCTTTTCACTTACTGGTAAATATTTTTTCAATTTGCTCCATGCCCACATCACTGCGTATCTCAGTGCATCAGGTCCGTGATCTCCTACTTTCACCGGTACTTCTTTCCCGGCATCCAGTGCCTTCTTGTCATATTCATAAGTCTGCATCTCATCAATCAGATGTTCCTGTGACGGATCCAGATGCAGCAGACCATAATTCAATAGTTTCTGTACTCTTGATATTCCAAGAGCCACATCATTCATCTTGCCCTTTCGCTCATCCATCTGGTCCTTGAATACCACGGTACATGGCAATGATCTGCAAGTCCTTTTACACTCCTCTTTCAATCCCTTCGCTGACGGGTCCAGGATCACATAGAATGTGCCACACGAATACTTTTCGTGAAGTTCCTTGACCATATCTTTGAGTGCTTCTGCATATTCTGAAGGACTTTTCTGTTTTCCTGTATCTCTGCCGGAATGATAGAACTCCGTCAGCCCCTCAAGCCCGGGATGCAGCACATCAGGATTCAAACCCAGTGCCTGGAATGTAGTCGCATTTTGCTGTCCATAGTCCCCACCGACCACAATCAGGTTGTACGTCTTTCTCAGTGGCTTTCTGATATGCTTCTCACTGAACATGTAATAGATTGCTTCATCTACACCTGTGCACAGCCCAAGCCAGATCCATCTGTACATCTTTTCATCAAGAGCCTTTAGAGCTTCAGCAGCCTGCACCAGCTTCTTACCTATCCACGAAATGGGTACATCTCTATAGTCTGTGTGGATATGTAGCACATCCTTACGCTTTTTCATCTTGTCCAGCCATTTCATGATCGGTGCATTCGGATTTCTCGGTGGGTTAAACATGGTAATCATGACGAACTCACCATCATTCCCCCTGACGAACGTTGCTTCGATGTTGTTCAGTTCATCTTCACCCTCACCAACCTCAAAGAACTCTGTCAACTCATCCAGAACTACGAACTTGATCGGTTTATTCTCGTCAATGATGCCCTTTGTGTCATCCACAGAATCAGATCCGGCAAAATACACCGTGTTACCATTCTTCTTGTATCTGACTTCCATAGGTGACTTTGTGATCTCATAAGCCCGCCTTTTATCAATCCCCATACGGGATATGGCTCTGATGAACTCTTTGTAGACTGTTTTCCGCAGTTTGTTATGTCTCTTTCTCAGGATGATACCGGAGCAATCAGGATCTTGCACAATCTTCGAATTGGCTATGATCGACACTCCGGAAGACTTTGCACCAGCACGGCCAGATGTCAGTATGATCCACGAATACTTATGCGCTTTTATCACATCATCAAATACTTGATGATACGGCTCTATCAGCTGATCCTTGATTCTTATCTTCTTCATACTCAATCGTAAACGAGTGTTACTCCATCGTCCTCGTCATTGTTTCCATTGTTCTGGCGTCTCAGCCGTTCGATTTCCTGTTCGGTTTTGGACTGTCTTAGTTTCTTTTCATTCTGATCCTCAAACATACCAAGATGCTTTCCAAGCAATTCCAATGCCTTTGTTTTGTCATAAGTTTTAATCTCAAACCCGTCTCTCCCTTTTTTGATGACTGCAATGGCTCTTTTCTGTTCTTCTGTCAGATCATCTGTAATGGTCGGTTCTACCGTTCTGTACATTATCGGATCACCATTGGCATCTGTAATAATCTGACCAGCCTCGTCTATAGCCTGTTTTTCAACGATCCTTGCATAATCTGATGCTTTCGAAAAAGCAATCATTGCAAGTTCATTTATGATACGTTCCTGGGTTACATCTGCCCGCTCACATACCTTCTTGCTATGTTCATCAATCTTTTTTCTAATTTCAGCATTCTTCAACAACCTTTGTCCTTGTGAGTATGCTGTCTTCTTACTATAGCCAGCCCTTATGGCAGCCTGTGTTGCATTCCGGTCAATCCTGTACTCCTGGCAGAATCTTTCCTGTCTTTCGGTTAACATAATTCAATCACCACACTTCTGTTGTCCTCCGTATTATGATTTAGGCGCACACTTCTGTGTACGCCATAGTATAAAATAATGGAAGGGTGAGAAACCGGCATACTGGATTCGAACCAGTCATTGCCCCACTGCCGGCTACAGAACCATGTTCCCATGGACGCACGATCAGATGATCCAGCCCCTTTTTACCTGTCAGGGCTTATTCTAAGGAGGGAAATCTATCGCATGAAAAATCCACTCTTCATATATTGTAGAGTGGATTCCATGTCCTCAAGCATCAATTTATTCATATTTCATTTCTTTTCCTACAGCATAGACAAATCTGCTCAGCCATCTCTGCACAGTCGCCCGTGATACATGAAGCTGATCCGCTGCACCCGTAATCCCATAAGTATCATCGATATAAACCATATGTACTGCCTTTACTATGTCAATACCATCAGGGCTGTTTTTCAACTTTTCAAATGTGACATCTATGGCTTGTTTGAATCTCTGTTGCATTTCTGCTCCTGATTCCAGCTTTTTATAATTCTTGATCATATCCAGCACTGACGGATACCAGTATTTTTTATACCTTTTCCGATTCGGCATTTGCATCACCTCTCTTCGCAACATGCACATCATACGGCTTTCTACGCATCCACTTCATAGCCTCTTCATTCGGATGACGGATCGCCGGTTCTGTGTTCTTGATCCTTGCTATCTGTCCCTCGCTTTTCTTCTTCTTTCTTTTCCACATAATCCCCCCTATGTTGTTTTTCCCACAGTTGTAAGCTTCTTCGCATATCTCCGCTTGTCGGTGCATGCAGCCTCATTTCTTTCATTTCTGAAATAACACCTTCCAGCAATACCGAGAACTCCTGTGTGTTATATGTACTGGATCCGAAATAACACAGCATCTGAACCGCATTCTGACCATTTACTTTAATGTCTCCAATCACTTCGCACTCACGCCACTGAACCTTCATACTCTCGACCGCCTCTGGTTTCACAATGATATATGTGAACTTCCCGTATCTTCTAAGCATCCTCAGATAAACGGCCCACTTATCCGTATTTAAAGCAGCTGCAATATCTCCCAGACAAGCCCATAACATTGCATTGGCATCCAGTGACCTTCGTTTTCTATATTTCTTTGCCTCTATCGTCAGGATCTTTCCCTGGATGTCATCATACTGGCCGGTCACATCTTCAGATGTCTCAAACGTGATCAGGAGCTTTTTTGTCAGGAAGTCCCGTGTTATTCCAGCCACTTTACCTGCAAACTTCATGATTCACTATCACGCTACCCTTTCCCCTGTCTCCAGATTCAGTTTCAATTCTTCTTTGAACATCGCAATAATCGACTGATCATCCAGATATGGCTTTTTGCATCTCGGTTGTCTGACTGCATAGCATCCGATCATATGCTTGATCTTATCCAGTACCTCATTGACCTTTTTCGTTGATACCCGAAATTCTTCTTTCAGAATAACGACCATAGGCAAAATATTCGCCAGTATTACCGCATCGAGGTATCGGATACCTTCATTCGTTGTGATGGTAACAGGACATAATGCCCGCTTTTGCACTTCCGGTATGCTCCTGATCCAGTCCTGATATTTGATTTTCTTTGCTATGCAGTAGTTCTGCATGGCTTCTGTGGTTATGTCTGTACATGCATCGTCATGCCATTTTACCTTCATATCTATGGCCATACTGTAAAACTTCCTGAGCCGTTTCTCTTTGAACCCCAGCAGATCATACAGTGCCAGATAAGTCATCCAGCAAATACTTGTCGATACCGCAAGCATTGCTTTATCTTCTGCCTCTTTTTTGTTGTACTGGTTAATCAATTTCTGATTGATACCCAGATATCTTCTGGTTCGTTTCTGGGCGCTGTTCTTTTTTAATTTATTGCTCATTTCCCCTCCTACACAAATGATACCTGACCGTCCGTTCCAGTATATAATATTGGCGCAGGGCATCTTTCTCCTACTTTGAGGTATCCGCAGTTTGCTTCTACCAGTTTCTGCGCCATAACCGGCACAACACTGTTCCCAATTCTGGCAACCTGTTTTGTTTTCGGATATTTTTGCCATTTATAATCTCGGTCAATGATATAATCTTTTGGAAACCCCTGTGCCAGCTTCAGTTCTTCCGGCTGTAGCATTCTCAGGTATATATCCATAATCGCATATTCGTCTCCCATGACCGTAATCAATGCAAACCTGTCCTTTGTTACAATGGTATGCAATGGCTCTTTCATTGACTGTCCAGTACCGCATCCGTAATATTCCATTATGAATTGAGATACCCAGGTAGCTTTCTGCGCTATTTCCTGACTGATTCCCGCTTTCTTCAATTCTTCCCAGTTCACCATCAATATGGAAATCTGTCCAAAATGACCAGGGCTGGTGGTTATCGTATGCAATGGCTCTTTCATTGACTGTCCAGTACCGCTCTTGTAGAACTTTTCAAGGAATGCCATAACCAGACCATACCGATTACTGGTATCTATCGTCTGTAACGGATCAGCTATATTCTGCCCTCTTACCCCTGATTTCGTTGTTTCTGAGTGATACTGGATAATGTATGGCATAATCATACCGAAGCCATGTTTTCCTGTTATCGTTGGCATAGGATCATGCACACTCTGCCCACGGAATGTCTGACCACCATGATTTACCTGAACTATGAAAGGCTCCGGGTTACGAAATACAAACTTTTCCAAGCCCTTTGCTGTTCTGCTCATGGTATTGTGAGCAAGTGGCTTCTTTCTTCCAAATATGGATTCTCCCAAGTCCCCGTAATTTAATATACTGGATACTGGCACCCATTTTTCTTTGCCATCTGATCCGGTTTTACTATGAGTAGGTTCCGGCCATACAATTTCCTTTCCGTCTCTGCGAAACACCGCATACCATCGTTTTCGTGTAGTCGGTGCCCCGTAATCTGCTGCCACCAGTTCCCTGCTGTCGAACTTATATCCCAGGCTTTTCATGGCTGTAATGAACTTCTTGTAATCTTCCCCTTTGCGCTCCGGTATTGGATGTCCTTTCTCGTCTAATGGCCCCCATTGTTGTATTTCTTCCACGTTCTCCATAATGATTACATCCGGGAGAATTGCTTTTGTGTGCTTATATACCGCCCACGGAAGTATCCTCAGACCGTGTTTTCTCGGCTGACTGCCTTTCGCTTTGCTGTGGCTGGTGCAGTCCGGTGACGCCCACATGAGCGCCACATGTCTTCCCCTGACATATTTTTGCAGATTAACTTTAAAGATGTCCTCTGTCAGATGCAGCGTTCCAGGATGATTGGTCTTATGCATCAGGATGGCATCTGGATCATGGTTAATAGCTATATCCACCGATCTTCCCAGTGCCATTTCTATTCCCACCGATGCTCCACCTCCCCCGGCGAATGCATCAATAATGATTCCGTCCTGCATCTTACTCCCCTTTCATCTCATTCAGCTTTGCTCCTGCCTCTTCCCTAGTAAGGAATATTCTGGTTCCAATATTTGCAAGCATTTTAAGTTCAAATGCAGGCTCTATAATCTTGTATACCTTATAGGCATTTTCACAGGGTTCATCATTGGTGCATTTGCTCCATTCTCCAATATCCTCAAACGGACATTCAAAATCATACTTGCATTCCTCTATGCATCGTGGGATATATACTTTTTCTCCGATCTTACACGGCAGCTTCACAAGCCGTTCCTGTGCTTCCAGTTCCCTGTACTTTATCAGTTCTTCCAGATACTCTGCTACTTGCTTATGCTCCCAGTATTCTTTCACCGAATTAATCATTGGTGCTGTATCAAGATAATCAGCCTTAACATTTCTCTCGTACATCTCTGTTTTTCTTTTGCAATGATCAAGAATCTCTTCAATCGTTAATCTTTCCATTTTCTTTTAGGAGCAAAGGATCCTTTTGTGCTGGCCAGCAAATCTCTTACCCCTTTCTATTTTCTAATTAAACGGCAGTTCCTCACCAAGATCATCCGGTATGTTCATAAAATCTTCTCCACATGCCTCATTGGTTTTCGATCTGTTCTCACGATACCCTGACTGCTGAAGCGCTGCTTCGTCTCTTGCTTCCAGATCTGCGCTGGATGCATTCTTACTCTCAACAAAATCGTTTTCTTCTACGACCACATCTACCGTGTATACCTTCTGCCCGTCACGGTTTGTATAACTGCCAGTCTGCAGTCTTCCACTGATCACAATTTTCATGCCCTGGCGAAAATACTTTTCCGTAAACTCTGCATTTTTTCCAAAAGTAACACAGGAAATAAAATCAGCTGACTGCTGTCCCTCCTGCTTATATCTCCTGTCTACCGCCAAGGTATATCTTGCCACTGCGGTAGCATTCTTACCTGCTGAATATCGTACTTCCGGATCTCTGGTCAACCGTCCCATGAGAATTACTTTATTCATGATTTTTCTCCTTTTCTTCCATCATTCTCAGTGCTTTCACTGCAAGCTTCACAGCTTCTTTATGGTCATTCACACTTTTTCCTAATGGATTTTTCAGATAATCAATTGCTTCTTCTACTGTCATGCTGTCCCTCTTCTTTCATTGCCGGTGCAGTAGTGTTACCGCACCGGTATAGATATTATGAGATCACTGTGAACTCTGGATACTCTGCCAGTTCTTTCTGCAAGTATTCCTTGATCCGTCTCGTTGCTTCCATCATCCAGGCTCCACCATCTGCTTCAAAGATGGCACACTGGATACCATCATATTTGTCAGACTTCATTCTGAAAATAAAGTCTGATTCCGGCTGTTCCACTTCCAGGAATGTCCGGTATGGTTTCAGTTTTACCGGATTAGGCACAATGGCGTCTGACTTTGATGCAATACCGGTTTTTACGGATGCTTTCTGTGATACGCCATCATCCCCGTACTCTGTCACGGTTCCATCTTCTACGGTACCGGAAAACTTCAATACCAGCGCACGGTCATGCTCGTCAATAAATTTGGACTGCAGTGCAATCGTAAACGCCTCTTTATCCATAAACTTATTGAATGAAAATGACGGAACTCTCGCCGTTACCGCAACCAGGTCTTCACGGTCACGATTCACATTCAGCTGTGAATAAAGCTGTACTTTTGTAGGGCTGCACACATGTACAATCATCTTACCCGGCATGGTATCAATCTTTCCCTTAATGTAGTCCAGAAAACTTGTAAGTGTATTCATCTCGATTTCATTGTCCGCTCTGTAAACAGGAATGCTTGCTTCTACCTGTTTCAATGACCGATCTGAGAATTTATGCTTTTTCCCTTCTCTGTCTTCAATCTCATAGATGTTTGGTCTGCTGAGTCCTACTACATATTCCAGTGCTGCTCTTAAATCCATTTCTTTTACCTTTCTCGCTTATCTTGCGACCTTTCTAAAATCTACCACGTTATCAGTTACAATCTCACCAGTCTCCACATCCACGGCTTTTCCGTCTATCTCTTCGATCTGCTTCGGCTCCTGGAAATCATTGATGCTCATCTGCCCTTTAATCTGCTTGCCATATTCCTCAGCAAACAGTTCGCCGGTTCGTAAGTCCTTGCCAATGGCAAATTGTGTCCGCATGGATGCCTGTGGTGCCAGTTTCTCTGCCACATCAATATCACAGGAAACCTCGTCCCGCTGCTCATTTTGGGTGAATGACAGCTTGATGTTAATAGCACGCTTGATCTTGAAAGAGGTATTGGCATCCTGCATATTCTCTACCACTTTTTCAAATGCTCTTTCAAATTTCTCCTGCAAGGCACCCCCAACAATGCTCTGCAATTCCACTTTGTTCATGTTGTTTGTTTCCTTTCGTTTTTATTTTATAACCTAGTCTGTTCAATGACTGTGTAGTTATAACCATGGTTCTTTAAAAATCCCCCCAGTTCTCTAATCCGTCCCACAGGTTCACGTACATCTATTACAACTTTATACATCGGCTGTGGTTCTTCTGGCTCTTCCTGCTTTATTTCTGATTTTACCGGTTCCGGTTTCTGCTCTTGTACCGGCTCTGGATTCGATTCTTCCTTTGGTGCCGGATGCTCAGCAGCATAAATTCTTTCTGCCCGTCCTTTTATTGTGGCAATAATGTCCTTTGTTTTGAAATTGGAAGAATCTATCAGATTCTGGAAATCGATAATATCCATTTTTGCAGTGATTCTTTCGTTCTCACTGTCAATCACACTCTGTATGATATCAAGCCGTTCCTGTTCACGCTCCTGCTCCACTCTCAGAGCAAATGCTCTGGTCTCTACATCTTCCCTCACTGCTTTCTCCGTTGCCGTCAGATTCGTGTATTTATCAACCACGAATAATCTATTTGCATACTTTTCATTCAGCCCGGCGCTTTCCACAACTTCAGCAATGATTGTTTCTGCTTTCTCCCGCTTGTCATCCTTTTTCGCATTATCATAGACCTGAATGCCCTCTTTGATCGGCTGTTCTACTTTCTCGATCAATGCAACCAGATCTTTGCACTGTGCTTCGAACACTTTGATCGGGGCTTCCAGTTCCTTTTTCTTATCCTTACGGTATCTATCAATGGTATTTCTCAGCCCGGCCAGTTCTTTCTGTGCTGCCTTGCATCCCGGCAGCGTTTCTTCTGTAATCACCAGAGTGCTGTATTCTTTCAATTTGTTTTCTAGCTCAGCTTTCAGTTCTTCGTAATTGATTTTCACAGACGGTAACACCAATTCTGCATCAAAGCTCAGACCTTCCGTTGTGATTTCTTCCTGCTTTGCAGTGTGAATATATTTCAGCTTCGGTATTACATCTTCCGGTACTTCGCTTTTAGGAATATTCACATCTGTGACTATCAGTTCCGCTTCTCCGTGCTGGGTATCTGCATACACTTTCTGGCCATACTGCACATCTTCTTTCGTCAGGTATGTGTACTGGCGTCCATATGGCTCTCCATCTTTGATAAATTTTGCTTTTATAAGCTTGTCCATGTTTTTCCCCTCCTAAATTCCCAAATCTACCGGCTTGTCCGGTGTTTTTTCCAGCGCTTTCATTGCCTTCATCCAATCGATCAATTTCATATCATCCAGACTCCTGATCTTGTACCGGTCAAGGAGCATCTTCTCACCTACACCTTTTTTCTCCATGACAGATAACAGGGTTTTCTTTTTCATCCCATCGATCAGGTCATTGGATGGATCATAATCTGGCTGCTGATCCGGCTGTCCCTTTATGTCCTCATAAGTATCTGCATCTGGATCTTTCATTTCTTCCGTTGGGATGCAGAACACCTGGAAGCAGGCATATTTATATGCAACGCTCATGGCTTTGTTTGTAGCCTTGTCTCCTGTGTCCATAGCCTCACCTATTACACTAGCTTCTACGAAACTTTCATCATCGGCATAAAACCGGTATGTCACATGCAGTCTGCTGTAAAAGATCACTGTGCCGTTATGATTTGTTCTTTCTGTCCGATCTTCTTTCTCTACGATAGGGACTGCGAACACACCATTTTTGATCATCGCCGGCTGTAGCGCATTATAAATCTGATCGATACCACGGAACTTATACTTCTGCTGATCGTTGAACCTGTCTTTCCCGATATGTCCAACATCTGCCATCACGCCCAGGATTGCTTTATAAATCTTCTTTTCTCCCATGGCTATGCACCTGCATTCTTTTTCTTATTTTCCTCAATGTCCTTGTGGACTGCAGCATACAGAAGTGCACAGTCTGCGCAGTCCTCTTTTTTCATGCCTCTTTTCTGCAGTCTTTCAAGTACCATGCTTTCCAGCATCTCTGCCTGTTCCAGGCTTACCCATAACGTCATACTCTCACCCTTTCCGCAACATATAAGCTGCTACATTTCTTTTTGTCTCTGTGTCATACACTTTCCCTGTGACGATCACGTCACCGTCTTCCACCAATTCCGTCAGTCTCGGCTGTACCGCCTGCCGGATCGGATAATCTACCAGTCCGTAACTGTACAGTTCTGCTGCGATCTCACGGGCTGTGAGTGGCTTTTCGCTTCCTGCAAGTACAGCTGCAACATTCTGGCAGGATCTCTTGCGGTTCACCAGTTCATTGCTTTCTCTTCTGGTCCTTGCTGTTGTTGCCGTCTTTGCTCTTTTCATGTTTCCCCCTTATAACACGCTTTTGTTAAAGATCTGCCGGAACTCTTCCCGGCTGTGCGTCTCTTCAAACTTTCTTTGCGCTATTTTTTTGACCTCTTCATCGACTGCATGGTTTCTGTGGACTGCATTTTTCCCGTTTCTGTGGCAGCTGTCACCGCACAGCCAGACGGTTAATCCATACTGGTCTGAATACTTTCGGAACGGTCTGCCATAAAAGCAGTGATGCAGTTCCAGTCTGTCCGGTCCGCAGGTCATAGCCCGTCCACAGATGAAGCACTTTTTCTCATTCTGCAATATGCTTTTCATCTTCATCACCATCCCAGAGTACCGATGTGCTCATATATGCACTGTACATCAGCCATGCAAACGGAACTGCGGATAATACTGCACCAGTCCATCCCGTCTCTGCCGGCAGTCTCAGTGCTGTGATCCACATGACCGCCATCGATGCTATAAATATCTTTCTCATGCTCTCCCCCTCAGTCTGTAATTCTGTGTATCTGCTCCAAGTGTCACTATGTACTCTCGGCTCATTTCCACCAGCCGTGAGGCTGTGGCTTCGTCTATCTCCATCATCTCCGATACTGTCCGTTCCGTAGTCAATACAATCGGTAACCGTGCCAGATAGCGGTGATTTATGATCTCATACATGATGTTGATATCTGATTCTGTGATCTTGCCCTTGAGATAATCATCAATAAACAGGACTGCTGCATTCTTATATGTGTTGATCCTGTTGCTGTAGCTAAAGTCATCCGTGACCACCTGTTTCAGTGCCGTGATCTCCTGCCGGTATGCCATGTACTTGACCTCGATGTTATTCTTGATCAGGTTGTTGCAGATGCACAGCCCCAGCATAGTTTTTCCCCGCCCGGATGCCCCACACAGGACTATGGAATTTACCCGCTGTCCCTGATTTTTCAAAAAACACCGGTAATACATGATCGCCGTATTTCTGGCCTGTTCCAGTGATTTTTCCTTGAATGTCTGGAAGTCTGCAAAACCTTTTCCCTGATCCTCTTCGGATATCCCACTGGCACGCATCAGCCTTTTGGCTCTCTTCCGTGCCTGGCACTCACAAGGTCTGGCATACTCTACGCCATCTTCTACATACAGGACCATTTCTGTATCCTTGCAGACCGGGCATTCATACACCGGCTTTTCTCCTGCAGGCGTGATCTGCTGTACCACCCGCTGTGCAATATCAGAAATAGTCAAGCCCTTCACCCTCTTTCAATGGCTCCGCCGGTCTGCAGTTATCCAGATACGAATAATCCTGTTTCGGGGATGCCCTGTTTTTCCTGCCATCGTAATTACCTTCAAGTACCTTCGCCATATTCTGGTCTTTGATCAGCCAGTCAAAGGTTGCTGACCAGTTCCGGTTGTTGCTGCCTTTCAGAAAATCACTGTCTTCTGCTTTTTCAAACAGTTCTCTAAAATCATTCAGACTGAATTTTCTAAGTCTTGCCTTTATTGCTTTCAATCTGGCAGAAGATAATGTTCTGAGTTTTGGATAAGAGCGACAGATCTGGTTATAAAGGTCTACAATCTGCTGTGCAGATGTCTCTTTACCTCTCTCTTTCTTATCATCTATATTTTCATCTATATTATCTTCTATATTATTAGGTGAACTTTGTTCACCACCCCCATGAACTTTGTTCACCACCCCCGGTGAACTTTGTTCCATACCCCCGTGAACTTTGTTCACCACCAGTGAACTGTCAACCGTTCGGTACTCGCAGACCTTCACACCTTTTATGGTGCTTTCTTTCTTGACCAGATACCCTTTTTCGATCAGGGACTGCAGATTCTTCAATACGCCTCTTCTTGTACTATTCGTCCAATCAGCCAGATACTGAAGGCTGCCACTGAAAGTCTGATCCTCTGCCTGGGAAAATCCATATATACAGGCATAGATCAAAAGCTCATTCCCCTTTAGCTGAAGGTCCGTAACCATCCAGCCCTGAATTGCTATGAATCCCTCTCTTGTCACTTTGCTGTCTCCCATCAGTACCACAACCCCTCAACTTTTACTTTTTCAATTTCCTGAAAACGCATTGCATTGATAAAATACGAATATCTATCTTCCGATGTCTTAACTGCATATCCCCAATCATATTTTCCCTGTACCAGACCTTTTCTGATTGTGGTGTGGTTTACCCTCATCAGCTTTGCTACAGTTTCTACGGATAATCGTGGAATCACTCCGTCTCTCAGGTCAGAAGCCGGAAGTACAACTACTGTCCGATCTTGCTTACTGAAATAATCCGATTCCAGTCCAAGTGCTGTAGCAATCTCGCTCTGCACTTCTTCTGATGGGATCTGCTTGCCAGATAAATACTGGCTCACAGACGCTTTACTCTTTCCGGTAAGCCCACACACCTGAGATTGATTCAACCCAAGTTCATCAATTGCTTTTTTCAGCTTTTCGCAGAAACGCATGTTTCTATCCCCTCTTTCTGTGCTTTTTCTTTCTGGCGTACCATTGCCTCACCCATACCAAGCAAATAGCCTTTGTCAAAATCAGACATATTAGGTACTGCTGTTGCTATGGTATCAAGAATCTTTTTTTCTTTTTCAGACATATCGTTCACCTCTTTTCATACTTGTTTTTGTGAGTTCTCTTTTCCTTCACTTTCTTCTTTCGTTTTTGTGTTTTGAATGGTGATTTCTTACCAGTAAAATGATTAAAATTACTTACCGTTCCCATATTAACCACCTCATCTATTCCATAATCACATTGTCGCAATGTTTACCAATGCCAATATTTTGATCATTGCCAATGCAAGCATTGCGACAATTGCAAAAAATGCAATTATTTTTTCTCTCACTCTTCACCTCTTTCTGCCCTGCCTCGTCAACACCGGTGGGGCGGTTCCGGTGGACAGTCAGAAGTGACCGTTTCGGCTATTTAAGAAGTTCGCCTGTTATTGTGTTAAATAATTCATGATATGAAGTAATACTGATTTCCTCGCCTGTGGATTTACGTTCTCTCAAAACTATATCTGCAACAGTAAACTTTTTATCTGGAGTAATGAATCCGTGTTCTTTTACGTACTTCCACATTTCTTTTAATGCTTTATTCCGGTCTTCGTCATAAAACAGACATATATACTTAGGTTCTCCGAAATGTCCAATAACCGGTTCGTAATCCTGCTGTTTTAATAGAACATCATAAATGACTGACATCTCTCTTCCTCCTTTTCCTTGTAAATATTTTGACATTATGTTAAAATCTGACTATGCCAAAGGCATGGAAAGGAGCGTGGTCTTTTTGACCAAACTTTTGACTTTGCCTGCTCTCTTAAGATAGGGTCGCAACAGTGGCACCAACGCACTTTAAACTGGGTTAATGTAAATTACTGATACGGCGTTACGCAACTCAGAGAAGGAGTATAAAACGCACGAGACGGCACTCATTAAAATGCTTCACCGTATCAAGTGTTCCTTATCATTTGTCAGCGATTAGGCATGATGCAGAACCAAAACTGCGAAAGTGACAAAGTATTTGATAGAAACATAAGGCATCATCTTGTGTGATGAAAATCTGCAAAGTGCATAGAGTAAACAAATTTGGCAAGTGGCTGGTAGGAATGATGCTCCTATCAGCTATTTTGTTTTTCATTTCTCTTTCTTTTCATTTATCACAAAATATTTCAGTCGATATTCCCAATGCTTTACAGATACTGAGAAATTCATCTGCTCTCAATTTTCTTACCCGTTTCTTATTTCCCACGCTGTTATACAACTGGCTGTATGTTATACCAGAGATTTTTGAAAGCTCTGAAAGATTGATTCTGTTATCTTCCAGATACTTTCCAACCCTTTCCGTTGTTTCCTTTACAATCATTTTTCTAGCTTTCTTCCTCCTTTCCTGCTTGCTTTGTTGGTATATTGCAATTATATGTTGGTTAATATCATTTGTCAATAGTTTTTTGTAATTTCCCAACATTTTGTAATTTACCAACATTTTGTGTTGATTTTTTTTCAGACATATAGTACAATTAGTAACAGAAAAGAGGTGAACGCTTAAAATGAATGAAAGGTTGAAAAAATTAAGAAAAACCTTAGACTTAACTCAGCAAACTTTTGCCGATAGAATTGGAATAGCCCGTGGAAATGTTGGAGCTTATGAAGTTGGAAAAAATGCACCGAGCGATGCTGTTATTTCTCTCATATGCCGAGAATTTAATGTAAATGAAAATTGGCTCAGAACAGGTGAAGGCGAAATGTTCATCGAAATTCCTAGAGACGATCAGATCGCTTCATTTATCGGCGATATTTTAAAAAGTGAAGATGATTCCTTCAAGAAAAGATTCATTGCTATGCTGAAGGCACTGGATGAATCTGATTGGGAAGTCTTAGAAAAGATGTCTTTGCTTTTAACACAGGAGAAAGAGTAAAGAAAAAGAGGCTGAACTAATTCAGCCCCAGGATTGCCTTGATGTATATGTAGATCAGGCGCAGGCGCCGTTCATCTGCCATATCAAGCATTTCCATTATTTTTCTTTTGTAATCCAAAACACCCATCTCCCTCATGTCCTACACATCCCGGATGTAGTAGCGATAATGCAATTATCGAACATCTGTTTGTGTTTGTCAAGTGGTAATATCTGGAAATGGAGATGGGGCATAAAAAACCGCCCGGTGCTGGTAACACCGAACGGTTTTACATAGATTACTGTACAGTTGTAAAACTGGTACATTCATCTCTCAACAAGTAGATTGTACCACATTTTTCCTACACCTGTACAGGTGTATTTTTTATACTCTTTTTTACGAAAGGATGATGAAATTATGGCTGAAGGTGTAAGGAAAAGAGGTAAGACATGGTCTTACTATTTTGATGCTGCCAAGGTTGGCGGTGAAAGAAAGAAAATTGAAAAAGGCGGATTCCGAACTCAGAAAGAGGCTCTGGATGCCAGAACTGCTGCTATGGCACAATATAACAATACCGGTCGAAACTTTGAGCCAAGCAAGATGAGTGTTGCGGATTATCTGGATTACTGGCTTGAAAATGTAATCAAAAAAAATATTGATCACGGATACAGCTATAATACTTATCGGGATTATGAAACCAAAATCCGGATTCACATTAAGCCTGCATTTGGTCAGTACCGGCTTAGCAGTTTCCAATATGCTCCAGATGTAGTGCAGGACTGGATCTATGATCTGAAGAAAAAGGGATTATCAAAAAGTATGATAAAAAACACTTTGACCTGTCTTCAGGGTGCCTTGAATTATGCTATCCTGCCACTTAAATACATACAGGCAAATCCATGCATTCCTGTCAAAATTGGGAAAATGCCGGTGGATCAGGATGCCAAGGCTCATGCTGAGTATATCTGTCCTAAAGAAGAGTTTGAACGGATATTACAGCGTTTTCCAAGTAATAGCAATTTTCATATATCCTTGATGGTTCCATACCACTTAGGAACCAGAATCAGTGAAACCTTTGCAATTAACTATCTGGAAGATGTTGACTTTGATAATCATGAGATCACAATCCGTAACCAGTTAATAAAGATTGACCGCACATGGTATTTCAAGGCGCCCAAGTATGATTCTTTCCGAACCATAAAGATGGGCGCTACTCTGGAAAAAGCTTTAAAAGACGAAACGATCCGTCAGAAGAAAAACCGGCTTCGTTTTGGCTCTCAGTATCTTCGGACTTATGTACTGCCAGACCGGTCCATCACCCAAGTTCGAAGTGATATCACAGTGCCGTATAAAGAAGTCATGCTATTATGCGCCAAAGAAACGGGGGAACTTCTTACTCCCGAATCATTCAAATACTGCGCCAGAGTGATCCACTATGAACTCGGCAACGTACTCTTTCACTCTCACTGTCTGAGACATACACACGGCACAATCTTGGCTGAGAATGGTGTGAATCCTCGAACCGTCATGGAACGTCTTGGTCATAAAGATATTGAGACAACACTACAGACTTATACTTTCAATACAGATGTCATGCAGCAGACGGCAGTTGATGTCTTCGAAAAATCTTTACAGGCATAAGAAAAACGATTGAATACATTTGAAAATGTTCAGTGTGTTCAATCGTTTTTCTGTTCATTTCATCAATTTTATTTCTGTGGGTGGCAAATCGGTGGCAAATAGACTGAACTCGCCACCTTGAAGCCTTGAAAACAGCTTATTTACGGCAAAGTTTGCAAATAGTCTCAACATGCACCGT